GCCATCGGCGGAGGTCGTCGAATAAGAGCCGGCCGCCTGAGTAACGTCATCACCTGAAGCCAAGATCTCGCCACCCGGCATGCTCGGGACCGCTGACCCTTCTTTCACCTGGTGGCTGTGGGAACCCTGAGCATCGCTTGATGCGGTGTGGTTGTGGGCGCCCGCTGCGCTGGCGCTTCCCGTGTGGTTGTGGTTACGAACTTCATCGGCTTGAGAGCTACCCAATACTCGGCCGGCGTCGATGCCGCGACCATCATCCAGAACGCGGATGAACTTGCCGCGTGGGTCCGGCAGGTTGAAGGTGTTGACGCCGTCACCGGCGCCGTAAGTGGTACCGATCTTGGCGAACAACGCGGCGTACACCGTGCGCGACACCGCCGCGCCATTGGCCCGAAACCATCCCGGCGGTGGTGTGGCCATCGCAAAGGTGCCGATACGTCCGACCTCGGAGTCAGCGATAACTTTGCGCAGGGCATTGAGCGCCTTGGTGGTAGCCAGAATCTCGCTGCTGTCCGTGCCCGGGTCATCGCTTTTCGCGTTGGGCAGTTCGCCAAGGTCGACGTCGTCTTTGGTCGTGGCCCGGGCGCGCAGGTTTTCGTAGTCGCCGTTGCGCAACGCGAACTGCTTGACCAGGGCGCCGGTGATCGGCTCGCTTTGGCGTAGATCCGTGATGTCCTCGGACACCGACACTTGGGCCAGTTCCACCAGGTAATGTGCGGTGCCGTTGCTGTCGACGTAGTCCGTTTTCACGGCGCCGAACACCACCTTCCAAGCCGCGACTGCATCGCTGCCCTCACGGGCCAGCGCAACGTCGAGCCAGGCTTTGACGGGGAGCGCCGGCAGTTGCACTTGGACCGGCTCCGCCAGCTCGACGCGGATTCCCTCCACGTAGGCAATGCCCGCTTTCACCTGGTACAGATCAAAACTGCGTTCCATCTGCAGGCTGTCGGCCAGGTAGCAGACACGACCAAAGACGTCGCGATTGCTCAAGCGCTCGCGCAGATCGATGCCGTTCAGGCGAATCGTGAAGTCGTGCTGCCAGGTACTGGCGTCGACGGTGATGCCCGTCAGTGCCTGGGCACCGCTGAACTCCACCAGGAAGTTGCGGGTGACGTTGTTACCGATCTGCAGCGGCGGAATGTTCTTGCGCTTTTGCTGCACCGGGACGGTCGCGACCGCAAGCAACACGCCTTCCGAAGCTTCCAGGCCGATCCAGTTAAAGTCCCAGTCGCCGACGTCGGAGCCCACCATCAGGCTGTAGATCACCTGATTGGGGCTGACGTAGCCTTTGCGGTCGTAGGCTTTGGTGAAGACAATTTGAGACGCTGGCGGCTTGCCGGCGGCGCGATCAACCGGGGCGTTCGGATCAAGGCCAGGCACAAGTGCCAGGACGAAGCGAGCAACCTCGAGCTTCTCCCCGGCGCCTTGCTTCTGGGCAATCAGACTTTCGCCGGCAAGGGTGATGCTAGCTCCCATGGGTGCTCCTAAACGGGTTGTTCAAAAAGGTGAGCAATGCGAGCTCGTTGATCACGACCAGGCGACTGGCGCTGTCGTCCAGGGTGGCAATCAGGGTTTGTTGGTCGTCGTTGAGATCCGCCACGCCGATATTCAGCTTCACGGGGGTGATCGTGACGAAGTCATAACGCCGGCAAGTGCGGCCGTATTGCTGCATCAGGACGCGCAGCAATACCGGGTTTTCGCTCAATTGCGTGTCGGACAGGTGCAGCAGGACCACGTCCCAATCGAGGTGCGGCAGGCGCTCCTGGATCTCCACATAACCGACGCCCAGGCGTTCGAAAATGCGGACCATGCCGGCGGTGCTGCCCGCGTCCACGGCATTGATGAAGGCGTACTTCACCCGCCGGCGATACAGCTTTTCGGGCTCACCGTGAAAGCGCTGGATGTCGCGCTGCCAAGCCAGCAGATCGAGCACGCTCAGGTGGCAGGTCTCGGCGTCTATCTGCAGCAACGGCCAGTGCAGCCAGTCTTCGACCTTGATCCACCAGGCTTGCGCGGCCGCTTTCAGCTTGGCCAGCTCCGGCCCGTCAAGCCAAAACGGAAGGCTCAACTTAAGCATTCAACATCACCTCAACCCCGGACAGGCGCGGGATGGTCAACTTTGAAATGATGTCCGCGTTGTCAAAGTCCAGCGAATCGATGCCTGGGAATTGCTGGTGCAGCTCCTCGCCCAAGCGGCTAAAGGAAAAACGCGATTGGGGGTGAGTCAGCGTCGGCTGGTAGTCGCTGGCGGTGCTCTCACGAAACGCGGCACGGATGTACAGCTCTATGTCAGATTTCAGCGCAGGCCAGCGCTCGGCACCGACTTCTGCCTTGGGCCAGACCGTTAAGCTCACGGTGTGCAGCGTGGCGGGCATCTCCAACACCAGCAGGTCGTCACCGTGGCCATGGTTGCCCTGGTCGCGGATGTAGTGGTTGATTTCAGCCAGGAAGGTGTCCGCCGGCGAGTCGGCTTCGAACAGCACATAAGCATTGGCACTGCCGGGGCCCCGGGGCGCGTTGTGTTCAAAGTAAACGCCATCGGGCTGCACACCTGGGAACACGGCAATCATGGCGCGATACACGGCGTCGGTGTGCCATTGGTTGACCGCTGAGAACTGGTTGCGCACACGCAAACGCAGCTCGTCGTCAGGCTCCGTGTCGGCGCCGGGTTGGCTCAGCCAGCCGTCAGCGTTCACCACCTGAACAACCCCGGGCACCGGCTCCGGCAAAATGGAAAAGTAACCTGGTGCGAGATTGAATCCGCTGCCGGCCTGCTTGGCCCGGGCCAATACCCGGATCTGGGATTCGCCATCGGCAAAGCTGGCCGCTGCCACCGTCACCAGCTCGTACACGTTGCCGTTGATCGCGATCGACTGCACGCGAGTGCCGGCCGGAACTTCCAACAGCCCAGCCAGCGCACTTCGGGTGAACAGCAGCAGCCCCTCGGCCTTGGTCGCCGGCTTGCGGGTGACGTTCACCGCCCAGGCCAACATGTCCAGCCAGGCACCGGTGGCGGTCTTCACGAAGAAGTTTGGCAACACGGTGCCAGCGATGAAACCGATCAGCCACATGACCGGCTTGGTCACCAGGGCGGTGATCACTCGCCAGAACGGCGACCAAGCGCTGGTGTTGCTCAACTTGCTGCCCTGGGCGACGACTTCCAGTTCCCAGGCAGCGCGCAACTTGGCCTCGGTCGTCGGAATACCGGCGTCACTCAACGCCTGTTTGAAATCTACGTCACTCACAGCACTACCTCGACAGATCCGAATTCAACGGTTTTGGCGGTGACCAGGTACCTGCCTTTCCCTTCTTCAAGGATGCGGACGGTGCCTGGTACCAGGCGCACGTCCGCCTCAACCAGCAGTTCCAGTTGCTGGATGCAGTCGGCTTGACGGAATCGATCGCGCTCGGCGACCTGCGTCACCAGCAGCCCGCTTTCGCGGATCATGTGACCGATGTCCTGGGCGATGCTGGCCCGGTCGTCCAACAGCAGCGGCTGGCTGGAGGGGTCCAGGGTGAGGTCGTTATCGGTGATCAGCAGATCGATGTAGAGACTCATCCCCCTACCCCCATCGCGACCATGTTTTCCAGCTCCAGCGGGGTCAGCGGCTTGGCGGTGTGGATGTTCACGTTTTCAACGTGGGTGCCCTTGTTCTGGTTGCTGGTGTTCTGAATGCTGGTCAGCAACCCGCCCGGGGGCACTGCAGAGGCGCGAGACGGTGAAAGGCTGGGGATCGCCGCATTGATGGTCTGCTGGGTTTTCTGCGCGGTGTTGGCGGCGTTGGCAGCGTTCACCGCCGCGTCGACACCCGGCACTTCTGGCATGCCGCCAAAACGCGCCTCGATGTTCACGCCCGGGATGCTGTTGATCATCTCGATCAGGCTGTTGATGGCCTTGTAAAAGACGCCGACGATGCTGTCCCACGCGCCCTTGGCCATGCTCGACCAGCCGCCCATGGAGCCGAACCAGTCGGACAGCGTTTTGAACTGGTCGCTGACCCACTTGAACGCCTCGCTGTTGAGCAGCGCGGCGGTCCATTCGTCCCAGTAGTAGACAGCGGCAATGACCAGCGCGACCAGGGCGGCAATCCCCATCACCACGACGCCGATCGGGTTGGCGGTCAGGGCAAAGTTGACCAGCCAGATCGCTCCCTGCCACAGCATCATGGCGCCCCGAATGACTGCCAGACCGGCGCTCAGGCCATAGATCACGCCGGTATAGGCCAGGATGGCCAGCTTTTGCAGGACGAAACCTGCAGCGGTGCGCAGATTGAGCAGCTGCACCACTTTCCACACCGTGACCAACCCAAGCCATGTGGTCCTGGCGATCCCGACCACGAGGGTGAGTAACGACATGCTCGCCACAATGCCCAAAACGGTCAGCGTAGTGATGCCGATCACGCGGGTGATGTTCGGAAAAATCTGCGACCAGCGGGTAAGGGTTTTCCCAATGCCCACCAGCTTATCCATGAGTGGCGCCAGGATCGGAATCAGTACCTGGCCAAAAGCAATGCGCAGCGCCTCGACGGCAGCGGCGAATTGTTGCCACGGATCGACCATGGCCTTGGCCATGTTCTCGGCGTTCTCCAGGCCTCGGACTTTGCCCAGTTGGTCCATGCCGTTGCGCAGGCGATCGGTGTCTTTGGTCAATGCGGTGATGACGCGGGCGCCCTCCCCGCCGAAGGCTTCGATCAGTTTGGCCCCGGTACTCGCGCTGTTCAGATCGCCAAACTTGCCTTCCAGCTTGCCGAGGATGTCGAGCATCGGTAGCAACTTGCCGTTCTGGTCGACGAACTTCATCCCCAGCTTTTCCGACGCACCGCCAATGTTCTCGAAAAATGATTTGTAGATGCCGCCAGCGTCCCCGCCTTCCATGGTGCTGCTGAGTGAGCCGATCACCGCGAACTGCTCGGCCAGGTCCACACCGGCAGTGGTGGCGATCGAGCCGACTTCCTTGAACGCATCCTTCAACTGCGCGCCGTCAGTGCGGAACAGCTGCACCGCCAGGGCTGTCTGGCCGCCGAGTTTTTCCACCCACTCGCCCTTGCCCATCGCGTCGGCCTGGCCCTTGAACAGGTTGTACATGGTGCCCACGTAATGCCCCATCGTTTCGGCG